TCATTGCTGCATGGTATTACTGCCCTTTAGCACTTTATTCATCTCAAACACTGCAGCCTCGACAAGCTTCTCTGCTTCGTCTTCTGTGAGCTTAAAGTTTTGCATTAAAAACTTTATAGCTTCGCTTCTTTTTAATTCACCTTGTCCAGCCCCAAACGTCTGCTCAATTGCTTTCACAAGGTTATTTGCTACTTCAACTAAGAGCAAATATCTTTCTTGCCCTATCTTTTGCTGTAACAATTCAAGTCTTTTCTTCACATAAGCAACGATAAAAGTACCCAGTACAACAATAACAGCCTGCAAAATGTAAATAAATACTTGTAAAACAGCCTCTCTCATGTTTACAAAACCTCCTTACTTATTAAACTGTGATTTAAATTCGCTGAGCGGATAATTTTCCCCTGGACAATCTGTAGCCATGAGGTTTCTGTGGCCTACCACCTTAGCAGCAGGGTACAATTTCTTAACATAGTTTATCAATTCAATTAAAGCCTGCTTTTGTTTTGGTGGCATTATTTCACTATTGTACTTTCCCTCTGCACATATCCCAACTGACCATGAATTATGTCCCAGACAGTGTGCACCTATCGTAGCAATTGGTCTGCCTTCATATACTTCGCCGTTTTTCCTGACGTAAAAGTGATACCCAATCCCTGCCCAGCCTTTCTGCAGATGCCATCTGTGAATATCTTGCACAGTTGCTTTACTTGCGTCAGCATGATGTAGCACAATGTACTTTGTCAACGCTCTCTTCTGCAGTGTACCTCTGAATTTGAGATTTGGCTTAATTATATTCATTTCAAGCACTCTCCTTTCTTCTATACATAGTCGACTTGATTTCGTCGACATCGTCTTTAACTTCAGTTATATCGTGTATCAGAGCTCTAAGCGACTCTTCAATGCTTTTCAAAATCTCAAATTTTTCTGCAAGATTATCTATAGTTTTTCGCAATTCGCTTTCACGTTTCGAATTTTCTCTCAGCACATAAAAAAGCAGTGCCACAAACAGCACTGCCCAGAGTCCTTGGCTCATTGCAAGCTTGATAATTTCCTGCTCCATTCTCGCTATCCCCTTTCTGCATAGAATCCTTATCCCGCCACTCCCCGCAGCCCTGCTCATTTGCAAAGAAGCAAGCCTTTCGCTGCAGGTCGCAGCGGTAGGTGTTATACAGGTCATGCCTGCACCAGCGGCACTGTATGCAAAGTCGCATTACAACCACGCTCCAAACAAAAAGCACTCCAGCACTGAGCTGGAGTGCTATTGTTCTATAACATTCTCAATAATATAACAGTCAGTAACGTCTGTTAAAACACACCATTTGCCATTATAAAATACCATGCTAAAAGCATCATTCAAGCTTGAAGAAAAACTATAATAAGCTATTCCACCATTACGCAAAATTCCAATATAATTTTTCCCAAATGCATATAATTTGCCGTTAAATGTGAAAGGATAATAATCAAAATAGCCTACAAATTCCATGTTACTCCCATTGTAACGATACAATTTTTTATTCATGAGTAATACATATATATAATTATCATCATAAGTTATTCTTACTGGTCGGGACTCAAAATCATATATTTTTGTCCAGGTAATAGATGATTCATTATTAAAGACACCTTTCCAAGCATCTTTATATTCTGTACTACCTGCCCTTCCTCCAAAAACATAAATTGTATTTTGCCAAAAGATTGTTGTTTTATCTATATCTTCTCTTGCTGCCCAAGCTGCATTCCCTATATTAGTCCAATTGACAAAATCTGTCGTCCTCAAAACAGCATTAGAAAAAACATTAGCGTAACCTCCCATATAGTAAACATAGCCATTTGCAGAGATAGCCCCGCCTCGATTTGTATACAAAGTCCCAACTTGCCGCCAGCCATCACTAAAATTGAAAGCCATTACGTTAGACAAAATTGAGCCGCTATAACCACCTATACGTATTATATTTCCATTGTGCACACAATACCCAAATCCTTCCCCATTTGCGCTTTTAGGAAATCTTGAGTAATTGAGCACAACAGAAGGTGGACTGGGATATTGATGCGACATAACAGGAATAACAACATTCTGTTGTTTTGTCCAAAAATGATATTTAATAACATCTTTCATGCTATTGGCACCTCTTTTATCCATTCACCATTACTATTGTAATATTGTTGGTATGTTCTCGTTTCTACTACTGTTGTTCCATCTGCTGCATAATATGTTTCAGTCCTTGTCGTATATTGCGGACTTGTCCCTCCACTGAGCACCGACTCCATGAACTTTGTGCCATCATGACGATAATATATAACCTTGGTAAATATGCCGTTAACATCCTGGTCTAATCGCTCGATTGCGCCAAAGTCAGTCAAGGCACGGTTAGATTCGACGGAAATTGGTTTACCTGTCGCTTGGGTTGCCCCTTCTTTTGCCATCTTCGCAATGTCGTTAAAAACATCTATGTCAGTTTTCTTCTTCTTATAGTAGCTGATGCGTTGCAAAGTAAGTTCATGCTCAAAAATCCCCATGTTGTCCGCGATATTGCATTCTGTGATTAAAAACGTTCCTTGCAAGTTAAATGTGCTCAAATTCACATAGATAGACTTGTTCACGTCAAACCGTGCGTCGTGGACTGTGAGCTGAAGTTCTTCGGGTAGTATCTTCTTTTGTTGTAAAATTGTATTAGCTAATGTTTCAGCGTCTGTTTGTGTCTCTATATCGTCCCTTTCAATTACATAGCCATAAACTCCACTGCCCCCTTCAATAGCCTGCCGTGTCTGAATTTCATAATCATCCTGGACAACTGCAACACTGTCGTCTGCATATTTTACAAACACTTTATTCGCATAATCTTCTACTTTTCTTGTTAGTTTAACATCATAGATTTTGATATCACCATTTTCGGTGAGCACAACAGGATTCAAGCTTGTGATGGGTGGCTCCTTTAGAAAGTGTAATTGCCCATTCTCATCTATCCCCCAGACATACCCGCTTTTTTGCGCCAAATCTTCTATAATCTCGCCAATCGGTTTACAAATATAATCAGCCTCGTTTATCTGAGCTCCTGTTTGAATTGTACCTGCAGTTATTCCTTCGGTCATCAAATAGTTGTTTACTAAACTCGTTACATATCCACCCGCTGTCGTTTCATTTAAACTAACAGATACAGTTCTTCGATTACAAACAACCTTCATGTCAGTTGCTTCTATTGTTAGTTCAATCAATTTTGTGTTGTCATCTTTGTATAGCAATTCCCAAGTCAAACTTCTTATAACACCGTAGAACTTTTTATAACCATCTATCCAAATGTCAACCTGTTTACCTACATCAGCTACTATTTGCCCAACTGCATATACGTACAAAACAAAAGAGCAGTTTGCATTGTATTTGTTATCCTTTGTTATTCGCAAACTGCCTACCTTGTATCTATCTGTGTAGTCTGTATCTTCTATCATAATCGTCAACATTCATACCACCGCCTTACGGTGTTAATTGTAGTTTACCACTTCTAATTTGCTTTGCGATTTCTGCTATGACTATATTTGCTAATTTCTTTGCTGTTGCTTCGTCTCTCACATCAATTTTGCTTTGAATTATCAGCTGATTGATGAGGTTATTGATTTTTGTCTCCTGTCTTCTTATAATCTGTTCATACTGTCTACCTAACTCTTGAGTAACTAAAAACCTTTGTCCGACCAATCTATTTAGTTCTGCCACGTTGCTTATCTTAGCCAAAGTCGGTGCATAAGCAGGTCCTAAACGATAGAGTTCTGCAATTAATTCTGCACTTGCACCTTGTTTCTGCAACCTGTTAAGTTCATTTCTAAATTGCTGATAAAGTTGTAACTGTTTCTGCAACCTATTCTTTAACCTTGCGTAACTTATATTAACCGTTTCTGGTTTATCGAATAACCCCCAAGCATTCCTGTATTGTTCAGCATATTGTTTTACTCTTTCTATATAATCCTTTATTTGTTGCAAAGCACCCTCTTTGAATTCTTGTATCTTCTTTGCCGTTTTACTTGAGTCTTCCGCTGACTTTAAAAGCTCTTGCATAGCATTAGTCAATGTTTTTGTGTCCATACTTGTTGTTATTTTTGTGCTGCCACTAAACTTTTTGATAAAGTTATCAAGTTGCTTACTGAAAGCCTCTAAATTAAAGCTCTTCAACCAGTCATTAGTGTTTTTATCAGCATTTTTTGTAGCCTCATTATACATGTCAAGTTTGCTGTTTATGTCCGCTAGTTCCTGAACCCACGCTTTCGCATTTTTTTGTATCTGTCTAAATCGCTCATTCTCTGCTTCCATTTCTTTGGTAATGTTTCCTAACTTGTCTGGTGTAGTCAAGACAAGTTTTGGTGGACTCATATAAATCGTATCTTTTACTTTAATCTTTTTGCCGTTGTAGTCTATTGTTTTATTTAATTCTCTTTCAAGTTCTGCTTTTCTCTTTTTCATACTTTCAATCGTTTGAGTATCCCAGTTGCCCGGATAAAGCTGGCTTAATGCATATGCTCCAGCACTTGCCACAGCCACAATTGCAGCAATAGCACCTACAACTCCGAGTGCACTTACTTTTGTTAAGTTTAGCGCTGTTGCCATACCGCCCAATGCTGTTGTTATTGCTTTTATGTTTGTTACCAAGTCTTTTGCTACCATAACCGCTTTAAAACTTACCCATGCAATAATTACCTGTTTTAAGTGCGTAATTAGAAAAGCCAAAATAGGAATAACCACACTTAAAATCTGCTTTGACACGTTTATAAAGCTTTGTATTGTGTTTATAACGTCATCTCCAAATGCCTGCTTGATAGCCTCTTTTATTCCTACAGTTCTAACCGCATTTGCAAAAGCTCCTAAAAAAGCATTAATCTTTATCAATTGTGATTCCAAACTTTTGAATAAGTTCTGTGTGCTTTCGCCTATTACGATTTTTAAATTGTCTCTTAACGCTGACAGTTGCCCTGTCCATGTATTCTGCATCTTTTGCATCATACCGCCAAAGTCTCTTTGCATCCCCGCTAAAATAATTTCAGCGGCTGCTACACCACTTAAATCTCCACGTTCTGCTATTTGTCTTACTTCTGCAACACTCTTCCCCATCGCCTTTGCTAAGTAGTCCCATGCCTTTACACCTGCGGTTGTAAGCTGCAACATATCTTGAGCGTTGACTCTACCTGCCGTCCTCATCTGCCCTAACGCATATATAATATTGAATACTCCTTCGCTACCTTTACCCATTGCAGCTGCTGCGTCACCTGCTGCTAAAAGATAGCGTTTTGCTTCATCAGCACTAAATCCCATAGCAAGCAACATCTGTGAATATTTTATCAGCTCTTCAGATTCGAACGGTGTGTAAACTGCGATTTGCTGCAACTCTCTCATAAACTGCGTCCCCTTCTGAACACTGCCAAGCAAAGTGCTAAAGCCTATCTGCAATTGTTCCATCTGTGCATTGTAGTCTATTGCAGTTTGTTTCAAACTGTCCAGAGCTCTTTTAGCCATGTCATAACCTGCCATGCCGACAGTAAACTGCAATGCATTGCTTATGAAAGACCTTGCCTGCTGAACCATACTTTTGACATGGTTTAAGCCGCGCTGCATATAGCTATAATCTGCACCGATTTTTACAAAAAGCTCACCAACATTTAATGCCATTTATCATCCCACCTTGCAAATATGTAACAATATGTAACAAAGGCAAGGCTACGCATTGCTACGCATTCAAAGCGTCCTCAATAGCCTTGCCTCGTATCTTCAAATAAGCTATCCACTCTGTCAACTCTGAACTACTCATTTTTTGCAGCATTTCCTCAACAGTCATCCCAAGCATCTTCGCTATCTCAAAATAAATTAACCGCTCGGGATGACTTTTTAGTTTTTTTCAGCTTGTTCCACTGCTCCAAACTGCATTGATGACAAAGTCATTATTTCTTTTGCTATGTTCTCTATTACAGCACCGTTCTTTGTCCCAAGTGCTACCAAGTCTTCTTGTTTGTTTGGATTAAATATTCTTTCTTTTGTTTCTGCGTCATACAACCCATAAGCGACGACATATAAATAAAGATTCGCTAAATCTAAATTGCCATCCTGCCTGTAAGCCTTCGATAAAGCATTAGCCCTCTCAAACGCCGACAGCTCTCTTAACAACACCTTGACATCCCATTCAGGTATATACATCTCTTTTTCTTTTCTATCCTGCGCTTGCAATATTTTTTCTCTAATACTCACAACATAACACTCCTTTCAAAGATTAAAAAGGGCAGGATATAACATCCTACCCTTATGTGCCATATGTTGCGGTTAGAGCCGAAGCTCCTCTTACCTCAAAAGTTACCTCTACAAGCTCACCAGCTCTGCTGTTCACTCTCAATGAACAGTAACCCTGTCCGCTCAATTTAAGCTTTTTCCCTGTGCCGTCGTCGTCAACAACAAACTCGAAAGACAAAAGTTGTGGGGCCTGGCTAATTGCATGGTCAATCAACACTTTTTGTCCTGTTGTGTCTGTAGGGTCAATTTTACCTGTGCAAGTTGCACTCCATGAGATTGGCCCTGGGATTTGGCTTTCTACTGCTTCACCAAACGCTTGCTTGGTTAAAAATTTTCTATCTACAGTTAAATCAAAGCTTTCAAGCTCTGCTATTTTTGTCGACGTTGTGCCATTGCTTAAAAACACGCCACCGTGATATCCAACATATGTTGCCATCGTTTATACCTCCTTTATCACTTCAAAGTTACAAACAAAAATCGGATTTGAATTTTCATCAAATCCGATAAACGCTGGGCTTTGTTTAGCTTTTATTAGCTTGCTACTCGCTGTTTTATTTGTATGCAACAACCTAAAAATACTGTTTATAAGATTAAATCCATCAACAAATCGATTGTTAAATACCATAACTTGTACATCCGCATATTCCACCTTGCTTACAACTTCAGGGAGGTCCACCACCATATTGATTAAGCACTATTGCATTCTTAACTGTCGGTGGGCGCTGCCCTATAAAAATGCTAACTCCTGTTTGTCCCAGCCCTGCATTTTGTATCATTTCAGCTATCTCATTTAAGAGCATTTCTTATCGCCTCGCCTATATATCTTTCATATAAAGATTTGTTCTCGTTAAACGGCTTTTCAAGATATTTTGCTTCTCCCCCTTTAGGATGTCTAAAATCAAGTCTCTCGTGTTGCACAATCGCATAGGGCAAATTATACCCAACCGTATGATAGAATTTAGCACCCTCACGCTTAAGTGGACTAACAGAACAGTTGCTCCTTAAATCCCCTGTATCGATTGGTGCTCTTTCAGCACTCTTACGTTGCAAATCAGCTGCACACTTTTGCAGTGCTGCTTTAACTGCTTGCTCAACTGCTTTACTTACCTTATCACCGTTCCATTTCAACTCTGCCGTTGTGTTCATTACAAATCCACCTCATAATAAATAATATTACCATCCAAATCGACGACCTCTAAAACACTTATAACAGCATATTCTTTGTCACTATAAACCACCCTGTCGTCAGGACTTATTGGCTCAATGCAATACATGGTCGCTTCTGAAACAACCTGATTGCCTGTTCTATCCCTAACAAGCTTTCGCTTCATCTCAAAGCGACAAGGGATAACCTTCTCGCTTGCTACTGGTTCGCCATATTCGTTGTAGTTTATCGTTGTCTTTAGTGTTGCGGTTTGATTTAGGTATTCCCTAATCATAGTGCCACCACCTTAAACAATAGCAACCACACCGGCAAGATAGGGTTTAAGCAGCTCATATGCTTCATTGCTGAACAGCTTATTTACACCCTTGCCAGCTCTTTCGTATTCCTCACTCACGCTCCCAAAGTCTACCCTGATTACACCTTGCTCCTGTAGCCTGGTACGTGTGTTGTTGCCATATTTGAGCAATGCAAGAGCTTCCTCACATTGCGCCCATTTAACCTCGTTTGGCACCTCTTCCTGAACAACAAACCCAATACCAAAATCAAGATTAAAACTGCGTTCTCTGTTGATTGGCGCACTAACACTTGGGAACATCCGTGGGAACGACAATATTTGTGTCTCATCTACTTTTAGCCCTTTAAATTGCAGCCTTTCTATTCTTTTGCATGCAGTAATCAGCGCTTTTTCTTTCGTTGCTGTATCTGCGTTGTCCCACTCGTCTGCGTAGAGTCGCTCGCTGAAATAACTGTCTGCGAATTCGATGTCAACGTATGAATTTGTTCCGACTTGGATTGCCATTCTTCAATCACCTCAAAATCGGAAGAACGGGAGAGCCTCTCTGCCAGCTCTCCCGTTACTTCCCATATCAATCTTGTTTGCTTATTCCTAACCCACATTAGCCATCACCTTAAGCCTTGTTAGCAGTAATTACAACCAAAGCCTCTGGTCTGATTACCTTTGCACCATACACAACAAGACCTTTTACAGCGTCGGCAAACAACTTTTCTGGTCTGTATGCCTCAATTTTTTCTATCTGTTGTGCAAAAGTAATTGCCATCGGATGCCCGCACAAAATCTTATACTTAGTGCCAGTTGTATTTGGCACATTATTGCTTATAAAAATCTGAAATCCTGCTGCTTCACCAACAAGTCCTGTTCTTAATACTTGTTGTCCTTCGCTTGTATATTTTACAAACCTATCATCTTTTCTCAAAAGTCCATGGAACCATGGTGGGACAATAGCCACTCTACCATCGCTTGGTATATCCATCTCATCAAGTTTTGTAGAAGCATCAACCAAAAGTTCATATGCAGTTGTTGCGGTTGGAACAATAGGAGTAGTGTCATCACCAATTGCATTTGCAGCATATGTGTAATGACTTGCTATAAACTTGTCGATTACATCCTTGATATCTTGCGCAGCCTGTCTCATTGCTGCGTCCATAAGATTTACGTTTGCCTGCGCCTTATCAATATCATCAACAGCAAAATTGAAGGCTTTTGCTTGGTCAATAAGCAAAGTTTGCTGTGTGCTATCTAATACCTGTGGATCAGGCAATGCAGTATATTTTGCATAGTCGAATATATTTACCCTGCCAATTGCATTAATTTTCACAGCGTTGCCAAACTTAACGTCACCTTCATAGTCGTTGTTTGTAATGTTTGTGTAAACAAGTCTTTTCTGCAAGTTTTCTAAAAGTCTTGCACTCCAAATTGTTGGGATAAAGTTAGTAACAGCCATCTTAAATCAACCTCCTTATCAGCATTGTTATTTGATTAAGCCTTGTTTTAAAGCTTCTGAGATAATGTCCCAGTTTTTGTTTATTTCCTCTGGACTCATTCTTGCAATTTCTTCTTTTGTAAAAGTTCTTATCTGCTTGTTTCCCCCTGCTGGGTTCGTTGGTGCACCAATTTTATTGCCAGCTTGCAAGCCTAAAAGTTTTTTCAGTTCTTCTGCGTCCTGCCTGATTTCCTCTTCCGTTTCACCAAAAATGCGGTCAGCTAATGAAAGAGGCAAACCTAATTCAGTCAAAACCTTTTGCTTAACAAGGCTTGTCTTAAGCTCTGCCAGTTCTCTTTCTCTTTCAAGCTTTTCTCTTTCTATCTCGGCAAGACGCATCTGAAGTTTTTCTTGTTCGCTCATTTGCGACTCTTGAATTTTTCTATACTCCTCAGCAATCTTTTTTAGTTCATTGTAGTCTTTGTATTTTTCACGTTCACGTCTAAGTCGTTCTTGCACAATTCTTTCCACATCTTCTTGTGTAAAAGACTTGGATTGCTGAGTGTCATTATCCGCTGTTTGAGTTTGATTAGCCATGTCCTGCCCAGCGTCAGCAGGATTAGTTTGTGTTGCCTTATTCATGTCATCAGCCATGATTCTTTACCTCCCTTTCTTTTCCCGCTGATTAACCGCTCAGCGTTAAGCGTAAGTTTTATGTGCAAAATAAAAGCACTCTAAATGAGTGCTTATTCACTGTTTGTAGGTGGTTTTAGACCAGCGTAACGATATAAGCTTTCTGGGGGTTCACGTTTCAAAATATTCTTGTAAATATCAATTAACTGCCTTGCTGCTTTTCTAATAAGTTCACGTGGTGCTTTTGTCTGGCCTATTCTAATCGCAGCTGCTATAACACCGTTTTCGTTCAAAGTGCCGTCTGGTTCACGTATCGGCAGCTTGCATTGTTCTTTGCTCGTATACTCGCTTTTCGGTACTAAATGAATCAGTGTGGCATTCCACCACTGTTCCAAATCGTAATCACTTTCTGAAAACTGTCCCCAAGCTTTGCGACTAACTTTTTCCTCAGCCATTTGATACTCACCTCCTTACAAGAAGGCATAAAAATACCACCTCAACCCTGCTCGGTTAGGTGGTTAAATTTGTGGTTTTAACTCGCCTTTTGCAACTTTATCCATATGCCACCACCAACCTGTTTCACCATTTGGTGGGCCTTTTACAAAAGGCGCAAGTTTATCAGCGTATTTTAAAACTTTTTTTTGTAATTCTTTGCCTTCGGGTGTCTTGATTAGCTGTTTTTCTTGAAGAATATCAAGGATGTTCAATAAATAACTTACCGCAAAATAATCAGGTTCTTCCTCTTCAAAAATATCAAGACTTTCAGCTTCCATTTTAGCTTGTTCAAGTATTCCCATATTCTCACCTCACAAAATTCGGATATATGGCTGTTTTTCCAAATACTTTGCCCAATCTTCTTTATCCTCGAATGCCCAACCACTTGCATCCTTATTCATATGCTCATTAAACAAAGCTAAATTCACCTTGCGTTTTTCATATTTTATAAATGCCCAGCAAATATCTCCACGTTGTGGGTCTCTAAATGTGTATATCTCATCAGCATTTTTCTTGGTTTGTAACAAGAATTTTTTATATTTTGTTATATGTTCTTCTGTAATTTCTTTTTGATTTCTTGGTATCGTCTCATCAAATGTATACCCATGTTTTGCAACGTGATATTTTTCACGATACAACTCCTTTTCTTTTCTTGCCTCTAATATTAGTTCCTTTTTAATAAGCCAATGCGTGTTATCCCACTCAATTTGCCTTAGCTCAGCCAACTTTTTAATTAAAACTGAATAATCTTTTTCACTTTCTATTATAACTCTTGCTTGCTCATCATACAACTTTTTATTTTTAAGATATTCTCTTTCCACTTTATTGTAAAATTGCTGTTTCCGTTTTTCCTGTGCTTCTTTATACGCCACCTTCTCTTTCTCACTTCTTGGATCCTCAGTTAATGATGTATTGCTATACTTTTCTGTCTCTTCGGCATTAGGATCAAGTTCTCGGATATATGGCATTAATACATGTCTACAGTTTGGATGACGGGGAATAACTACACCATCTTCTCCGTACTTTGGATATCTCCCATCTTTACCTGAAAGGCTGTATACTTTACCCTGAATTGGTGCACATAACTGACATGTTGGATAGTGCGTAGAAATCCTCACCAAGTCAATATCGAATTCCTTGCAAGCATTGATTGTCGCTACTGTCGCTGCTTCCCCTGTCAATGTCCTTGCTACCATTTCACAATAGCTATCCAATCGCCACTCTCTACCCAACTTATCTTTAAATCCTGTCAAACCTTTGCTAAGAAGCTTCTCCATCAAATCCTTTTTCATCTGCTGCCATGTTTCGCCGCTGACATATTTTTTGCCTGCTGCTTCTAAACTTGCTCGCCTAAAATAATCATCAAATTTACGTCCCACAAACTGAGTTGCATTTCTAAGATTGTCATAAAGATTTTGCGCTAACACATCTATTGCTCTCTGATGTATTTGGCTAAAACTCGGATTTTGTATTGCTTCACCTTTTAATTGTTTAATAAAAGCCATCACTGCAATATAGTTCTGCTGATATATCTTTGGAACATTTTCCTCTATCCATTTGGCAGCGTTTTGGTCTAACTGTTCCAATATTTCAATGATTTGTTTCAAAATATCTTTGAAATAAACTGTATCTTGTTTCTTTGCTTCTTTTTCCAATATTACTTTAAGAACATTCAAAAAGCCCTGCCGATAAAGTTCGGCAAGGCTTTGGATGAGCTTTTCTTCATCAAAATTGTTAGGCATTTATATCACTCACTTTGTTATTGCTGATTCTGTTGTGTTTGCAATGTAGTTGTAAATAGTGCTGGAGCTTCCTGCGCTGTTTCAACTGCTATCTTTGCTAATTCTTGTTTGAGTGTATCTGCGTCAAATTCAAATAAATGTTTTAAAGCTGTTTCTCTGCTTATAAGACCATTTTGGACAAGCAACGAATATATTTCTGCCTGTTCCTTCTCATCCTGTGGTAACCCATCGTTCCAAGCTATATTTATTGTTTCAAGTTCAATACCACGTCCAAATTTAGCCTCAAGCTGTGAAGCTAATTTGAGCACTTTCTTTATAGCAGGGTCAAAACGCATTCTAATCCTGTTTACCTTTGCAAGTGGAGCCATCATTAACCTACGCAAAGCTGTTCCACTTTCAGCTAAGCCGCTTTTAAGCTGTCCAAATGCTGCTGCGCTTGTTTCTGAGAGCACATACAGCTGTTCCATCAGCAAATCAATCTCTTTAAACGCCGCTTCTAACTGCCCATCCCATGTGATGTATCTTGGCTCTGGGTCGCCTTGTTCAAGTGGGAAATACTTGCCCCCGCCTCTGAAAACATATTCGCCATACTCGTTTTGTTCTAATGCTGTGCTTGGGCCTGCCATGTGTGGGTCAGCGTGTTTGTCAAGGATTCGGCTTATCTGTGCTACCCTTATCTCCAGCTCCTGGATGATACTGTCCAAATCTGAATAATCATCCTGGCCATATACCCTGTCACTGGTAAGGATGTTGTGTACAGGTACCACAAGGAAATCATCTATGCCCGTGGCCTGTTCTGGCTGTAAATCGTCATAAAAACTCGTAACATCCAGTTCTTGTTTGATGATACCGTCTTTCAGCTCAAACAACCTGTTCGTAATTTTACCCTTCTCATGTATCTCAAGCCTAAGGTATGTGGTCTTTTTGTCTTTGTTCAGTAGTGTTGGTGTCGGCACGTCGAATGTCCAAGCGATAATGTGAGCTTGCACATCCTTGATGTTGTCCGGGCTAACAACAGAAAACCACAAACTTGGTGGTATCGCTTCGATAATTGCTCTGCCATCGTAACGCAGCTTAAATATGCCTGTCCCATACCTGCTTATGTCCAAAGCCACCTCATAAGCAACGTTGAAAAAGTCATTGTTCTCAATAATAGCTTCAAGCTGCTGTTGCTTTTTTGAGTTAGGGTCACCCGCTGTTATTCTTGGCCTCTCACCTAACAGCAAGTCAGCCCATAACGTTGATAGTCGCTTGTGCCAATTCAGAATAATCTCCAGCGTTGCTTTTTTATCATCACGCAGCAATCTAACCCAATCCTTGAATACAAGCTCATGCCTACCTTCAAAGAGTTTTCTGTTTTGGTCATATCTGTTTAAACGTTCTAATTCGCCTTCTGGCGGCCATTTGGCACCTATCCCAATTTGTTCTATGCTTGTTAACACACTTACCACCCTCTCGGTTTGTCTACCACTTTGCGTTGAACAATTTGAGCTACTGGATACTCGCTATGCAATGCATATCTTAAAGCATCCATGCAGTGGTCTGCTATTTTCAGCGGTTTATCCTGCCCATTTTGCTGTGCCTTTGTATCCCATGCGTATGAATAAAATTCTCTGATTGTGTTCTTGCAGCTACTATGAACAAACAATTTTTGCTGACTCAAAAACTTGCTCACTGTTGCTATTCCATCAAGCACATCATTGTTTGCTTCTCGCACATTAGAAAACCCATCGGCTTTAAGCTGTTGCATAAGAGCCTGTGCCGATGGGTCAATGTATATCCTACTCGGCTTTATGTCGCCAAGCCAGTCTTTGAAGTCCTTGCTGTATCTGTCAACCGTTTTGGTTTGTTCTCTGCCTTCGTGGTAATACTCTTTAATCACATAAGCTATGCTGTCTTTAATCCCAATCAGCAAAAACACTGTGGGGTTTTGCATACCAAAGTCGACGCCGACAATGTGTTTGTCAAACTTTTCAGACAACTCATTTATAACATGCGTCTTCTCGTCAAACATATCGTAAATAATCCCTTCAGCTGCTACCCATTCGCCAAGGATAAAACGCTTGTAGAAAAGCCCTGTGTAGGTTTTCTTGATGAATTCAATGTATTCCGGCGGCAGGAATGGGTTGTCTTCAAGCGAAAACTTCATAACAAAATAGCCCTTTTCATCAGCCTTTTGGATATAGTCCACATACAGCCAATGATAAGGGCTATCTGGATTGGTTGTTGCGAACACTTTAGCCCCTTCTACACTGCAGCGTGCTAAGAGCTGTTCAAAGACACTCCTCGGATAAGTCGTCACCTCGTCGCAAAGAGCTCCCGCAAGTGTTAGACCTCGAATTCTCGTTTCAGCCTTTTCGTCATTTGCGCCAAGTACAAAGATTTTGTGCCCTAAAAACTCTATCTCATCTCTGGTGATTGTATAGGTAAAGCTGTCTTCGCCAAGATATTGCTCGATAATCGGTATCACATTTCGCCGCACCGTGTCCCTTGTTTTCCCAACAATAGCAAAGTGTTGTTTTTGTTTAAAGCCAACCACATGCAGCAAAAACATTATTGTCGTTATGATGGTTTTGCCAGTTCTAACACTCCCATAAGCAATATTAAGCTTGCTCTTCGCCTTCTTTGCAAACTCCTTCTGTTTCTGGCTGAACATCATCGTTCAATGCACCTACAATCTGCTGTAATTTTGTTATAAGCTCCTCATACCCCGCTTGTTGCTGTTCATCTAACCCCAAAGCTAATCTCTGCCCCTTCTGCGCTTTTTCCATTACATTGGCCAATTTCTCAAGAACATAAGCGTTAATCCTTCCATCCTTTGTCTTTACACTTTCAGCATTTTTGAAAACTTCCTGCAATATATTTAAAAACTCACCCCAAAGCTTGAGGTGAGTTGTATTCCAGTTAACCTCTTGTTCAATTTGCTTTTCTATTACTCTCTCAATAATTTCAATTCTCTTTTCCTTCTCTCTTGCTTCTTTTTCTTCAATCCATCCCTTTGTGCGTTTAAAAAAATAGCTGGATTTATAATTAAGGCCTTCGCACTCTGCAAACTCACGAAGGCTTTTATAATCACCTAATAAAAATTTTTGTTTCAACTCTTCCCAATTGTACTTTGCCATCACCTCCACCTCGCTTTGCCCATATAACCAAAAAGCCCCTTGCGTTGTGCAAGGAGCTTTGTTATTGCCTTTTCCCAGCCCTGCCGCCTGCAGCACCCTGCAGCGCGCAGGGTAGCAATGAAACTATAAAGCTATTTTAATTATAACACAATTATTTGTTTTTCTTTGTGCCGCATTTTTTTAAAGATTTTGCGGTCAAGAAAGCTGGTATTTCAATTTTATTATTTTCCGGGTCATATAAACCATACTTTGCAGCTAAATTTGCTATGTAGACAACAATATCATCACGCCAATGATAAAAAGTTCTGCGTTCTATGTGTAGTTTGGAACAAATATACTCTATTGCTAACTCTTCGAAATATTTCATTTCAAGCAAACGTTCTTTCCCTGTATCTTTAAACTTTGCTCTTGCTAAATCTACAATTTGTATCCATTTTCGCATTAGTTCTAATTCTTCACTGCACAATTTAATTGCCGTTGAAGCTGTAGGATCAGAATAGAACCCCACATTGGTTATATTGATTCTCAATTCGTTTTTATGACTATTCATAATCTCTTCTTCTTTGTCCTTCAATTCACGTTTTATATCAAAATAGTGATATAGCACTTTTTCAATTGCTCTAAAAATGTTGCTATCTAACATGCTCAATCATACCACTTCCTTTTTTGTTTATCCAAACATTATATCGTTGTTGTTTCTTCTTCTTATCCATAATGTTTGGCCATCATATTCGACAACCAAGTTTCTTTTATCCACAAATAGCGGAATTTTTGAACCCTGCTGATATTTACAGTCTAACCCCCATTTTATTTTGCAGTATTTGAAATGCTTGCAATTAATCATCTGACATTGTTTTACTCTTTCTATTTCTCTTTTTGTCATTTTCAATCTCTCCAATCTCAATTATTACTTGTTCCTCATCAACTTTGTCTAACATTTCTATTTCTAAGCGTTTAACTTGTTTGTCATCTTCAAATGCTGCTCCAATCAGCCCATCTAAAATTGACTTCGCAACGTTGTCAATATCCATTTTTCTTTTTGTGTAAACCTTTATTCTTACATCGACGTCACCTTTAAGCATTTTTGTCATTTGACTTTTAGCAAATATGTATACTGTCTTTTCATATCTTTTCGTTTCTGGTGGAGTATAAATTGCGCCTGTTGACTTATTCCATCGCGGTCGCCCTTTCGGAACAGGACGACCTGGTATTATTATTTTGTATATCATTTTCTACACCTCATTTAAAACGTTTTTGCCCTTTCATCTTTCAAAAGATTGTATCTAATCTTCCTAAGAGCTTTTATTTCAATCTGTCTTATTCTCTCTCTTGTCAAATTTAATGCATTGCCTACCTCTTCCAGAGTTCTCCCTTTACCATCCGCAAGACCATATCGCAAGACAATTACTCTTTTTTCTTTTTCACTCAACTTATCAAAATATTTTGTAAGTTGTTCAACTAAAAGTTGTTTTTCAACATTCTCAAAGTAGCTAAATGCTTTATCATCAATCATAAAATCACCTATTGTGGCTAAGCCGTCTTCTCCTATTGGTGTATCCAATGATACTATCTCGTTAAATAAATCCAACATTTTCTGAACCTTCTTTGTCGACCAATTCATTTCCTTTGCTATTTCTCTTATTGTTGGCTCTCTATTGTTTTCTTGTAAAAGTTTTCTATAAACCTTTCTTATTTTAAACATTTGTTCGTGCAGATGAATAGGAACTCTGATATTGCGTCCTGTGTTATAGATAGCTTTTGTTATTGCTTGTCTAATCCACCATGTCGCATATGTCGCAAATCTATAGCCTTGTCTATAATCATATTTGTTTACTGCGTTCATTAGTCCTATGAATCCCTCTTGCATCAAATCTTCATAGTCTAATCCAAAACCTCTATATCTCTTTGCAATATTAGCAACGAGTCTCTTGTTTGCTCTGAACAGCTTTTCTTTTGCTTTCTCGTCGCCCTGTTCAATTCTTTTTGCAAGTTCTATTTCTTCTTCTGGAGTTAGCAGTTCATATTCTGAAGCAGCTTGCAGCATGTCATGAATTATGTCCGTCATCTTCTCTCTCCTCCTCTAACTTCTGCATTGCATTAAAGCATCGTATACATTTTTCTTGCTGAAATATGCTTTTCCACCAAGCGCCGAACACAGTGCCCAAGCAAAATCCTAAGCTAAGTATTATTAATCCCCAATACCAATCCATTACTCATTCCTCCTTGTAATAGCCTCTTTGCTTGTTTTTGCTAATTACAAAGCTCTTTATTCTCTCCAAGTCAACTCCTTGACTTTCTCTTATTCTCAGATATGTCTCGCACGCATGAAGTAGATCCATAATCTCGTAATCCCTTTCAATGTCATCTCTTGCTTTAATGGCCTCACTGGCCTCTTCAACAATTTTGTTAAGCTGCTGTATTAAAGAAGCTGGTTTTTTCTTGATTTCAGGAAAGTTATAGTGCATTATTCAATTCCTCGCTTTCCTGTTTTCATTCAAGCAAGCTTTTTATAATGTTTTCTTTTTCTTTAGCCTTTTCAATTCTTCTTGACTTTCCTTTCACTTCGATTGGATAACACATCTCAATAAGTCTGTCGTATGTTCTTGGCACTTTATCTTGCTGCGTCATTTTTTGTTTTAATTGGTCAGGCGTTAGATTTGTTGTTACAATTAATGGTTTTTTATCTCTGTATCTGAAGTCAATAAGCTCATACAGTTTTTCCTTGGCCCATCCTGTTTCATTCTCTGCACCTAAATCATCTAAAACAAGCAACGAGGCATTTCTGAACATCGCTATAATTTCCGCTTCACCTTCTTGTCCATAATTGCTGTAAGTTTGTTTAAGCATATTCAAAAATCCTATGCTTGAGATAGCTATGACAGGAATAAGCTGTTCTATCAGTTTGTTTGCAATACAGAAAGCTAAATAACTTTTTCCCGTGCCGGGTAAACCCCATAACAACAATCCAATATTTTTCTGTTTCATCTCTTGCCATCTTCGGCAATAATTAAGAGCAAGCTTGTAATATTTTTCGTTTTCATCGTCAACAATAAAATTCTCAAACGTGCATTCTCTAAACTGCTCGTCCATAAGAGAATACTTCTTGAGCCTTTCAAGTCTCAATCTTTTTTGCTCAAGTTCTCTCATTTGTTGTTGCTGTTCATATTCTCTTTTTTGACATTCACACATTACAGGTACAACACGTAACATACCAAGTATTTCAATTTTTGTTTGTAGTGGCTTTCCACAAGTTGGACATATCTGTATCTCACAATTAGAATGTGAGTCCAATCCCAGCGTATGGGTCATCCTGTTTATTGCTTCGCCCAGACGTTCCATTGTTATCATCCTCCTTACCAGCTTTGTTATCGTATACACCTTCTAAGATTTTCAAAAAGTTGTTAGTTTTTATAATCCAGTCGATATTGCAACCTGTCCATTTTCCAGAACGACCTGACAGAAAATCAGATTCTTCAACTTTTTGTAGACCAGTGATTAGCAACGTTCTATCTCGAATGTTTTTTATTAAGTTCCGTATTTTCTTCCGTCTATTTTCTGTCAGTTTCATTACTTTAGGCAAACTTTTGCAAATAGAGTTATAACTCTCTACAAACTCATCTACCGTCATTACTAAACTTTCTTTTTTAGTTTGTTTTTCGGATGCGCTACCGTCATCGTCAGATGACAATATATCTTCTTTATATATTTCTTTTTTTTCTTCTTCTTCTTCTTTATATTTTTCTTCCCCTAGGGGTATTGAAGGGGTATCTAAGGGGTATACAAGGGATACAGAAGGGGTATTTGCAATATCGACAAACTCTTCTTTTAGCTCATCAATGGGGTACTTCAAGCTCTCAGCTATTTGCAAGAAGACCATTACGTACTCTTTGTTTTTAACGTTTGTCAACTCTTTTTTGACACATGCTAAAGTTTTTGGACTGTCAATGTTGTTGTATTTAAGCCAATTAAGCAAAAATATTTCATTTGTTTCCCATGAGTAGAGAATTTTTTTATCTTGAATGAACTTTTTTATGTAGCTTTCAATAGTTTTTTTATCGAGTCCTGTTTCAAACTGTATGATTTTCAAAGGCAATTCGTATATACCGCATTGTGTTGTTCTGCTATTTGTCATGAAATACATGTAAAGAAGCTTGCCCTCTGGTTCTAAATCTAAAATGTAACTGTCTTGCCAGTATGAAATATATATTTGTCTATATGTTGCCATACTGCTATGCCTCCTAATCAATTTAAATTTTTTGGGGTAGGCAGCGGGACTTGCACCCGCACTTGAAGGGCCACAGCCTTCCGTGCTACTCTTACACCATGCCTACCATGTTTTGGAGAGGCAGCCTCGCCTCTCCGCTGGCAAGTGTTAGAAAGGTAAATCATCTTCATTTAGCTTTTCTTCGAAACCTTCTATATCAATACTGTTGTTTTTTGCTGATACTGTTTCCTCTGCAGTTTCTTCATTGTTATCAATTACCGGTATTCTCTGTGCTAATTGTTCTATGCTTTGAGCAAACTTTTTCATCTCCTCTTTGTTCTTTTCATCTAAAACACCAACCATTGAAAAGATAGCTTGAGCATACGTAATGCCATCTTTGTTGGTTACTTTTCTCAAAGTTATTTTTGTAATAATTTCATAGCTTCTAAAGCCCTGGAATGAATAATCCTGAACATATTCATGAAAGTTATTCAATGATGAAGGCGGAACGTTGAATTCATAAGGAATAGCCTTATCAAGTATGAGATACAATCTGTGAATATTTTTGCAGGCTTTTGCTCTACCCTTTTTAGCTCCGAATTGATTATATGGGCATACTGAGCATTTGCCACCCGGTTCACCAATTCCCTTTTCACCATCTATAGAGTAACAATCGGGAGTTGGGTTATTAACGTCTTTCCACAAGATATTCATAGGATGGTGATAAACAATAACACCAACAAGTTCTTTCTCAATTTTGGGGTTGTTAGGATCAGTGGTAGGGATCTCAAAAACCGTTGATCCCCCTGTCGGCATTTTGATTCTCTTAAATTTCAGCTGCATTCCTTTCATTTCTTCTTTAATAGCTTCAGCGACTTTTTGTGATACTTTTGGAACAATAAAACTTACTTCTTCTTTTCTTTGTACAGGTAAATTCTCAAAACTTGGTTCACTGCTTTTTGCATAAGCACTATTTGGTATCTTTTCTACCATTAAAATCATCCTCCTTAATCATTAATTTCAATAACCAATTTTTCTGGTTGTTCAATTACTTTTACGCCTTCTATTATCAAACCATCTTCAGTAATTACTTGCCCTTCTTTTATCTGAGCAGCGAGTTTTTTAACTTCATTTTTTATTGGTTCCTTGACCACTCTTATCATTTCGTTTAGTCCCATTGATTCAAGCCATTCAACAAGCTTGTCCTCTTCATATTCCCACTTTAACTGCTGTTTTCTGAATGTGGCTTTACCATATGGAGTAGATAATTTGAACTTTGGATCCACTTTTCTTTGCTCAATCAAATACTCTCCAATTAAAGATTCAAAAAACTCTATACTTTTTTGAATCTTTTCATTTTCTTTTTTAAGCCAGTTTTGTATTCTTTCGATTTCTGCTTTTGCTAACTTTTCATTTTCTTCTATCTGTTTCTTAAACGCTCTGATTTTTCTGAAAGCCCAGTTTGCTTGTTCTAAATTGCATATTTTAAATCTTGATTTATCTTCATTTTCATCTATCTCTTGATACATAAAATTCTCTGCTTCTCTGATTTCTAAAAGTTCAAGTTCGTTTAGCATTGCGTATTCTCCCTTCTTTTTAGATTTTCAATCTCATCTTTTACTGTCCAACCCATATAAAATGTAAGAACTAATAGCGGCAGCACCAGCACCTCGCCGCCGAGTGTGCCTTGCCTGTTGAACAGAGTAGTAATACTCAGCTCTAAGATATGCCAAGCCAAAGCACCACTGAGAAACGTTGCAATATATCGCATTAACTTTTTAACTTTGCTTTCTTTAATTTCTTCTTCCTTCGGTAGCTTTATCATCACAGCAACCCTTCCTTCTTCGCAAATTTGGTCATCGCACGCATTCTTAACAATGTTCTGTAAGCTTCCTCAATGAAATCCTCAGAAAGGTGTAAGGCTATGTTTTCATAATCAGAATCCACAGAATTTTTGATTATGTCTTTTGAATTGACCGCTGTTTTGCCTCTATACAGAAAAGCATTGAACAGCAATATAATCTTATCGTTCATTTGTTATACCTCCTTCATTTTCCTCTTCATCTTTTTCCCCCAGCCGCCCCGCCCGCCGCGGCTGGGTACGCTGCAGCCTTGCGCCGCAGCCCCGATGTATTGGTTAGTCAAGCATGGCAAAGTACTGTCTTTCAAGCTCTGTAATTTCTTGCCTTGTCTTTTTTTGTAAAAGTTGCAAAGCATCGCGTATCATTTTTACAACATTTTCATCATCAATATCTATGTGTCGTTGCTTTGCTCTGTCTGCTATAATATAGCCATCTTCGATTTCGCACATCTCTTCCAACTTTCTTAAATAATCAAATTTCTTCAATAACTCATTTAAAGTCAACTTTTTAGCTTCAAGCTTATCCAAAAATCTGAGATTTTCTACTGTCAACATTGTTTTCATCTCTCCTTTCTGTTATAATGTAATTGGTATGTTTTCCTAAGCCTACAGGCTTATTTTTTTTATGCTTAGTAGCTTTGCATTCGGCTGATAAGTTATCTTGGGTTCAAACCGCTCTGATTCTTTGCAAGTCGTCATGTTCTGTTCTATGAATTCGTCTATGGCTTTTTGCGGTATGATTATCTTCTTGCCGATGTAAATGCATTTGATTTTGTTTTGTCTTATAAGCTCATATACTGTTGTCTTCCCAAGACTCAATATCTTTGCTGCTTCTTGCACTGTGTAAGCTTTCTTATTATCCAAGATTCTCATCCCCTTTCAGTAGTAATCTAAATGTTTCTCTGCCTTTTGGAGTTATCAATGTTTGTACACCAGCTGTTTTTTCGTTTTGCCATTCTTTGATTTCAAACAATTCAGGTACATATTGTGCATATGGTCTTAAGTTACCTTGCCTGTCTCTATAAACAAAACCTTTATCCAAGAGCCACTGAATAAACTCACGTTCTTTGATTTTTAGCTCTTTCGCTGTATTCCGAAAATTTGTCAAAAGATTACGTTCGACTAATGCATCAAAGTAATCAGCCTTTGGCTTCATTTGCTTTATAAGTTCATTTTGTTTACGAATTGTCTCCAGAGTCTTTTTGAACAATGCTTTCGTTAGGTCATCTGCAAAAGGAAGATATGTTTCTATGAATACTTCATCATTATGAACATAGCCACCTGTCTTACGAATTGCAGGTAATACTTCTGATGTAACCCATTTTTTAAATTTCTTTGCCTCTGGCAGTTCAGAACTTAAAATCAATGAATACAATCCGCTTTCATTGATAATCCATGATTCTTGAATTCCGCCATTTGTAGGGATGGGATATTTCATCCTATCCTCTTCTTCAACATGTCTTACTATGGCTTTATGAGGTTCTTTATACTTCAGAATTTCTGCTATGTCTTTGCCCACAAACCAGGGTTCATTATCTTTCATAATGATTCTTATTTCTCCAAATTCTTCGTTCTTAAAAATTTGTAAATCATTCATTTTTAATCACGCTCCTTCCCTTGAGAAAATAACCGAATAAGCTGCTGAAATTGCTTCTCGAATTTCTTTTACTATCTTCCCCCATGCAGTTTGTTCATGCTTGTCTATCTTTCCATCACATGCGATGTTAACTATTTCAGAATCCAACTTTTCTACATCAGCTATTTCTTTCTTTAGACGCAGAACTGCTTTCGGTAAATCTGAGAGGTCTATTTCGGGCAAATACTTATTACCAATAAGTGTTGATTTTTGTAGATGACTATAAGCTAACCATGGTGCTTTGTAGACTTCTATCATTGCTATAACCACATCATCAGGTGGAATTGTCTTACCTGTCTCATAATCAGCTAAGGATCTGACACTAACATTTAGAAGCTCCGCTGCTTGCATCTGAGTCAATCCTGCATTTTTTCTGGCTGTTTTGTAAATGTTATTGTGTAAACTCTGCATTCCCTTCACCCCCTTCCCTTTGGTATATTGTTAGTAGTTAAGCCGATGTTTTACCCGCTTCCCTCCCTTCATGCTGCGGGGTGGTGTGTTTCAACACAGTGTTGAACGATTTGTCATAAAAAATTTCGTCCATACTCATGTTAAGTATTTGGGCTATCTTAATTGCTATATCGATGGGAATTTTTCTTTTGCCGTTTTCATATTGACAATATCGTTGTGGCGATATTTGAAGTTTTTCAGCTACTTCTTTTTGTTTTAAATTTTTCATCTTTCTTATTTCTTTGAGTCTCATATCAACACCTCCTTTGTATTTCAACGCTATGTTTATTGTTTGATTATATTATATTAAACGTTGTGTTTATTGTCAATAGGTTTTTTAAAATTTTTCATTTTGTTTATCATCATCGTGTTTACTGTGTTTTTTGGGTATACTATAATTGATTAACAAGACGTTAATGTTTTATAATATTAATGAAAATGGTGATGAATATGGATTTCAATCTAAAATTGTTTGGATTGAGAATAAGAGAACTAAGAGAAAAACAAGGCTTACAACAAAAAGATGTTGCTAAAAAGTTAAACATTTCTAATCAAGCTCTTTCAAACTACGAATTGGGGAAACGTATGCCAAGTTTAGAAATGGTAAAAAAATTTGCCGATTTCTTTAACGTTTCAACAGACTATTTAATGGGCCTAACGAATAGTCCTAATCCAAACCAAGACGATGACGTTGTAAAAAAATTCTTAGAAAACAATCCAGATGTGCGTCCAGTAGGCAAAATGATTCCCATCCCAATTATAGGCACAGTGAGAGCTGGCTCGGATGGTAGCTTAGCATGTGAAGAGTATCTGGGCAGTGAATTAGTAGAAGTGGACACAGTAAAAGATGGGGAATATTTCTTTTTGCGTGTTAAAGGCGATTCTATGTATCCAGAGATCTTTGAAGGCGATCTTGTGCTTGTTAGGAAACAACCTGATGTAGAGTCTGGAGAATTAGCTGTTGTGATTGTTAATGGGGATGAAGGTGTTGTGAAAAAGGTCATTAAAAAAGAAAATGCTATTATATTACAGTCTGTAAATCCCAAATATGAGCCTATCGTAATTACTGAAGGGCAAGATTTCATGGTTGTGGGAAAGGTTAAAAGAGTAGTAAGAATTTATTAGAAAGAAGGAGGCTTACAAAAAATGGCTCGTTATGAGCAAACCTTTTTTAATGATTATCTCATGAAATCTGCAACAATAAAAGCAGATTCGTATTGGGAGTTTGAACTTAAAAAACAACAGCTTTTTGCTAAATGGGAATATGAAGAGTATAAAAAGAGGGAAAGAGAAAGGATACAAAGTATAAAGTTAGCTGAGAAAGAGGAAAAAGAGTATCTTAAAAATGAAGCTTTAAGAATGACACAAGAAGCGCAAAAAGAAATTGAAGATTACAAGAATATACTCAAATATACATTGACAGTTGATGACAGACTTGATTGGAATACCCAATATAAGAAAGCTTCATATCCACCTTTTCAGACAAATCTTAAAGAACCAAGATTAGAAGATTATTATAAACTTTATCATGTACCTAAAAAATCGTTTTTAGAAAAAATCATTCCTTCTCTTCGAAAAATGAGAGAAAGTCAAGAAGCAAAAGCTATTCAAGCTTATAACTCTGCTTTAGAAGATTATAAAAAGAAGTTAGAAGAAGAACAGAAACAATACTATGAAAAAAAACAACAGCATGAGAGAGAAATAGAAGAGTATAATAAGTCAATTACCGAATGGAAGAATGCTTATGAAAATGGCGAAAAAGAAGCAGTTGAAAAATATGTTAAAGTTATTTTAGAGAATTCGAAATATCCTCCAAGTTTTAATAAAGATTACGAAATTCAATATGACGATAAAACAAAAATCCTCATTGTGTCTTATAATCTACCTAATCCAGACCAAGTACCCAAGGTAGTTGAATATAAATTTGTTCAATCTACAAAATCTATAAAACCTGTAGAAATGAAGAAAAAAGAATTTGATATTTTTTACGAGAACATTATTTTTCAAGTTACATTAAGAACTATTCATGAAATATTCGAAGCAGATTATGCTCATACAATCGACTCAGTAGTATTCAATGGGTGGGTTACTGCCATTGACAAAGCAACAGGTAATGAGTTCACATCTTGCATTATTTCCTTACACACTAATAGAGAAGAGTTTATGAACATCAATCTTGCAAAAGTTGATTATAAGGAATGTATTAGAAATTTAAAAGGTTTGTTTGCTGGTGCTCTTGTCAATTTACCACCTGTTAAACCAATTCTTGATATTAATAGAGAGGATAAACGCTTTGTAGAATCAAAAGATATTTTAGCCGAAATAAATTCGATCGATAATTTAGCAACAATGGACTGGGAGGATTTTGAACACCTTGTAAGACAATTATTTGAAAAAATGTTTAGCGAAAATGGTGCTGAAGTTAAAGTAACTCGAGCAAGTCGTGATGGTGGAGTGGATGCTATTGTATTTGACCCAGATCCAATTAGAGGTGGAAAATTTGTTATTCAAGCTAAGCGATACAACAATGTTGTGCCGGTTTCCGCAGTTCGGGATTTATATGGCACGGTAATAAATGAAGGTGCAACAAAAGGTATATTAGTAACAACAAGCTACTTTGGAAGTGATTCTATAGAATTTGCTAAAGACAAACCATTGACACTTATAGATGGTTCAAATCTTGTATATTTGTTTCAGAAATATGGCTACAATGTTCGTATTTCTTTGAATAAATAGTTCAGGGCTAAGCCGCAAACCCAAGCAGCAGAGCTAAGAAGTATGATGGGATGCACGGAATTGAAAAACAATAGAAAGGAGAAGAAATAAAATTGGGGTGGCGAAACAGACCAAAATTTATAAACTATTGCCCCTCTGATGTTGATTATGTCCTTTTTATAGATGAAAGTGGAGATAAAGTCATAAAAGAGGAATATAAAGATTTTAAAACTCTGGCCTCATTACATAAAAAAGGTGAAAAAGATATACTAACATTATGTGGGGTAATAATTCATAGGGACTATCTTTCAACTGCTAAAAACGAAATAATGAAGTTAAAGTATAAATATTGGGAAAATGGAAATTACGTAGATAAAAATACAACGAAAAGAGTTTGCTTCGTAACAAGATTCATAGAAAGACGTGAAAAAGCATTCAGTAAGGAATACCTCAATGATGAAAAGTATAATAACTTCATAAATGATCTTTCAATTTTGATTGATTCTCTTGATTTTAAAGTCATTTCAGGTTCAGTAAATAAAATAGAACATCTTTTCAAAAATTTCGGCCATGCATTTGAAATCTATAGTTTTTCTTTTGTTTTTATATTAGAGAGATTCGTTAAATACTTTTTGGATAATGATGAAACAGCTATTATTATTTTCGAAGGAAGAGGTAAGAAAGAAGATAGACAGTTTCTTGAATACGTAAAAGGAATATTTGATAATGGAACAAGATATATTACTTCTAATGAAATAAAAAAGCACATAAAAGGAGTGTATTTTAATCCAAAGTATTGCGATAATTATCAAAAAACATATTTTGGACTTGAATTAGCCGACTTATGTGCTAAACCAATAAACCGTTATTTAAAAACTTTACATGAATCACCAGACTTCCAAATAGTTAAAAAGAAAATTTGCGGTTATCCAGATATATGGGGCAAAGGATTAAAGTTATACCCATAAAACTAAAAGAGGTGCATTTTTTAATGCACCTCTTCGTCGGGATTACCCCGACCCCGAAGGGCTCACCGTTCGGGTCTTGCCCTTACTATTCATTATTTATAAACTAAATACACTTTTATTATATGCTTCATTTTTAAAAATGTCAATCCATTCTTTGACATTTGATATTGTTTTGTATTATATTTTAGTGTATAATTTCGTGCGATTCTATTTAAAATTATTCACATAACAACAATAATTTATACCTTTTTGCGAGGTGTTTAACATGCGCGGACACATCAGAAAGCGAGGCAGCACGTATAGCGTGGTAGTATATGTTGGACGTGATGAAACAACAGGCAAGAAAAAGTACAAGTGGTATAGTGGCTTCAAAACGAAAAAAGAAGCCGAGAAAGCTTTAGCTGAGCTTGTAAATCAGATTGAAAAGCAAGAGTTTGTTGAAGACAAGAATGTAACGATTGGAGAATTTATAAATGAGTGGTTTGAGATACACTGTAAAAAGCTAACTCCAAAGACGCAAGAGTCATATCAAAAAATGCTACGTTTTTATGTGCTGCCATATCTGAATGATATTGAACTTGCTACTTTGAAGCCACTTACAATCGCAAAGTTTTATAACACTCTCAAGGAACAAGGCATATCTAATACAACGCTGAATTATGTTCATCGCTTGTTGAGAGAAATCTATAATTTTGCAGTGAAATGGCAGTATGTAACTAAAAATCCTTTTGATAATGTGGAAACCCCGAAGAAAGACCGAAAAGAAATGCAAGTTTGGAACTTGGATGAAATAAGGAAAGCTGAAGAAGTTTTTAGAGATACTCCAATCTTTGCTCATGTTATGCTTGCTCTTTACACAGGGATGCGACTTGGAGAAGTATGCGGTTTGAAATGGGATGATATTGACTTTAAGAACAAGGTGTGTGCAGTCCGCAGAGTGGCAGAGTATATAAACGGTGAAGTGGTGATAAAGGAAAAACCTAAAACAGATAAAAGCCTGCGAATTGTGGCACTTACAGATAATTTGGTTGAAATATTGAAGGAAGAGAAAAAGAGGCAACTTGAGAACAAGCTAAAGTTTGGTCAAAACTATGATACAACATACGATGGTTTTATCAGTGTTTGGGAAGATGGCAGGTTCAAAGTTCCTGATTATGTAAGCAAAAAGTTTAGCAAGATATTAAGCAAACAAAATGAAATAAAGAAAATTCGCTTTCATGATTTACGGCATACACATGCGACTTTGTTATTGCAAGCTGGTGTGAATATGAAAGTCATATCAGACAGACTTGGGCATTCACAAATCTCAATCACGATGGATTTATACTCACATGTAAACTTAGATATGCAAAGAGAAGCAATTGAGAAGTTAGAGCAGAGATTAGCAAAAGATTAGCAATGAGCAGCTAATCTATGTTGAAAAGCTTGATTTTGCAAGGATTTAACAAAATGATTAGTTCTATTCGTAATCGACCGGTCGGGGGTTCGAATCCCCCATGGAGCTCCAGTAAAAACAAGGGGTTTGAGGATAGGTAAAATATAACAAATACATTTTCTACAGCTACCCTACAGCTACCCGAGAAACTGTAAAATTTTAGGGTAACTACTCCACTATCTCAGGAGTGGTTACCCTTTGTTTTTATATCCTCAAATAAGCTGTTTAATTTCATTGCAGCAGCTTTCTTTATCTCAGGCATAACATGAGAATAAATATTGAGGGTTGTAGAAATATCTTTATGTCCTAAAAGCTCTTGAACAACTTTGGGATGTTCATTTGCTTCTAAAAGCCTTGTTGCATATGTGTGTCTTAATGCATGAAAATTGACACTCTTGTCAAGTCCCGCTTTTTCTCTAATTCTGTAAAAAAGCCTTTCAAAATTTCTTGGGTCAATTGGGGTACCAAGCTCTGTTGCAAATACTAAATCGTTATCTTCATAAAGCGCTCCAGCTTTCAGTTTTTCTTCTAACTGTTTTTTTCTGTGCTGTTTTAACTCTTCAATTATTACTGGTGGCAAAGGCACTATTCTTTTACCTGCTTCTGTTTTAGGTTCTTGAAAAGCAAGTGCAGTCTTTTTAGAATTGCCTCCATCAAAAATCCTTACACGCTGTAAAGACCTTCTAACTTCAATGTATCCATCCTTAAAATTAACATCTTTCCAGCGCAAAGCTAAAAGTTCACCAATTCTAAGTCCACTTGCTAACTCAACAAGAAACGCAGTTTTCAATCTTTCCCTTTCCAAAGCTGCAATAAATCTTTGTTGTTCTTCTAAACTCAGTATTCTTATCTCTCTTTTTGGCTTGCCTTTTGGTAAAGTGGTTGCCTCTGAAACATTTCTGTTGACAAGTCCATTTTTCAAAGCTTGGTCTAAAGCTGAATGTAAAACAGTATGAATTTGTTTAATTGTGCTTATGCTCAATCCTTCTTGATATTTTACGTTATACAAAGTTTGAAGATGTTCTGGGCGAAGTTCTTTCAACTTATAATGACCAATTGTAGGATTTATATGTCTTTCAATATAACATAAATAATCTTTAAAAGTTGAAGGTCGCAATGTTTGTTTTTTGTATTCCCAAAGCCAAGTATGAAGCCAGTCTTTTAATAGCATTCTTGCAGGCTCAACATATATTCCGTTTGCTAAGTCGTTCAGTGCCTTGGCTATCTTGTCGGCAACTTCCTGTCTTGTCTTGCCATAGAAATACTGCCGCTTTTGTCTGCCGTTTTCATCTCTTCCTATGGTGATTTGACCGCAGCAGAGCCCATCTTTCCTTTTGTATATGCTGCCTTCATTATTCCCTCTCTTTTTTGTCTTTGCAGGCAT